CATCATCAGTTAGCCCATCAGAAGGGCGTGTCAGTCCATGCAAACAGATCCATTGCGTGGCGAGTGTGAACCGTGCTTCATCAACGGTCGGGTTGGAGCCCGGGGGCACTACGCCCAGAGACACACAGTCAAGCAACACTCGGGTTAGACATACCGAACACATACCGCAAACAAACCCCCCCCCCACCCCTACCTTGCCTAGGATGTAGTGAGACTTAACGCAATGCAGCCAGGGCAACCCGAACGAAGTGAGGGGCGCCAGTAAAAACCCCCCATGCCTAAGCGAACATCGAACCCCACGTACCGCAAAAATCGGGCGGCACTACTCCGAGACAAACCCCGATGCCACTGGTGCAAAAAACGCCAGGCCACTACAGCCGATCATCTCATCGAGCATGACAGAGGTGGCAGCGATGAGCTCGACAATCTCGTGCCTGCGTGTGTTGAATGCAACGGTCGTAGAGGAGCCAACTACAAAGCATCGAAGGCAAGAGCGAGACAAGTTGCTCGAGCAGATGCAACCGGCACACCCCGACCCAAACGCAAAAAGCCAATAAATTCAAGCAAAAAACGCAAACAGTTTTTGGATTCACAGCAGTCGTTGCCCCCGCGCCCATCTCTTTCTTTATCCAAAAGGAAAAGCCCGGAGCGAAAAGGAAAAGGTCATGACTTGCCGCGCATTGAAACGATCATCTCGGATGCCGCTGGATCACATGGGCCCGAAGTGGCCGCATGGGCTAAGCGTGTACTCGGAGTGGAGCTCATGCCTTGGCAGCTGCACGTGCTCAACGGTCAGCTCAGCGTCAACGCCGATGGTCGATGGTGCAACCCCCTGTCTCTTGTCAGTGTCGCGCGACAGAACGGCAAGACGGTTGCGCTGAAGGCGCTGCTCGGATGGTGGCTGACCGATTACTCGAGGCACGCAGGGCCGCAAACGATTCTGACCACCGCGCACCGGCTCGATCTGGCGACTGCACTATTCCAAGACCTAGCGCCGATACTTGAGGCGAAGTTTGATGTCAAAGCGGTGTGGGCTTACGGTCGTAACAGCATCAAGATCGGCGACAGTGCATGGCACGTCAAAGCCGCTCGCCCGAGCGCCGGTCACGGCATGAGCGTCGATTTGATTCTCGCTGACGAGGTGTTCGGCATTGATTCGGAGACGCTTGACATCGGCCTGCTGCCTACGCAACGTGCACGACCCAATCCGCTGTGCTCAATGTGGTCAACGGCAGGCACCGAGGAATCAGTGGCGATGTTGCGTTGGCGTGAACAGGGTTTGCGCGCCATTGATGAGGCCAAGAGCACCGGCATTTACCTGGCTGAATACTCGCCACCGCCGGACATTGAGCCGATGAGCGAAGCCGCGTGGGAGTACGCGAACCCGGCGCTCGGACACACGCTCGACATACGCACCATCCAGCAGGAATCAAAGTCTCCGAATCGTGCAGGCTTCCTGCGATCTAGCGTGAACTTATGGGTACAGTCCGAAATCTCTTGGTTGCCGCCTGGCAAGTGGGAATCGTTTGCTACCGACAAGCCACCGATGCCTGGCGGCGTGCTCGCGGTCGAGGTGGCGATGGAGGATGGGCGCTACGTGGCAGTTCGTTGCAACGCGAATTCTGCTGGGATGCTGACTGCGACTGTCGCGTTCATGTGCGAAACGATCACCCAGGTGTGGGAGCACATCAGGATTCAGATGCGCGACAACCCGAATCTGACTGTGGCGATAACGCCGACACTCGACACGAACTGCCCGACTGACTTGGCGCGACGTCGTGTCATCGTCGGTTACCAAGAAATTACGCGGTACACATCAATGGTGCGTCAGCTGATCAACGAAGGCCGCGTCAATCACACCGGCGAGACGATGTTGGCTGAGCATGTCGGTCGTGCTGTTGCGGTCAAGACGCCTGGCAGCATCGCGTTGAGCTCTACGAAGTCAGCCGGGCCGATTGAGTTGGCGCGATGCTTGGTGTGGGCTGTCGGATTGTCTGCTCGACCGCGACCGATGGTCAACCGACCTGTCATTGCATCGAGCGCCTAGACTGACGAGCCATGGCATCACTCTTTAGTTTGAAGCGCGGCACTCCAACGCAGTCACAGGCGCGCATCGGCGCTGCCGGGGCTGCAGGCGACCCTTACGTCGGCAACTTCATGACCTACACCGTGGACTTCACACGGTCACAGGCCATCCAGATACCGACCATCAGCCGCGCACGCGACCTAATCTGCGGCATGATCGGCTGCCTACCAATTCACCAATACAGCAAGCAGTGGATTGACGACGATTACGAAGATGTCGAGCTGCCCGACGACACGTGGTTCCATCAGCCAGACCCCAACGTGACACGCAATTTCATCTTGAGCTGGACTGCCGACGACCTGTTTTTCTACGGTCGCGCATTCTGGGTAGTCACCAGCCGATTCGGCAACGGATTCCCGGCAACATTTACGTGGATTCCTGCCAGCAACGTGCAAACACGTGACCAAGCAGGCCCGATCTACTTCGGTGTTTCTAAAGAGGTGTATTTCAACGGCACATTGCTGAACCCGAATGACGTGGTGCAGTTCCTGTCACCGATTCAAGGCGTGTTGAGTGCAGGCGCACGCTCAATCCGCACCAACATCAATCTGGACACGAGCGCCGAGCGTTTCGCACGCAATCAGACGCCAGCCGGTGTGCTCAAGCAAACCGAGGGCGAGCCGTTGAGCGCCGAGGAATTGAGCGAATTGGCTGCAGGGTTCGCAGCTGCACGAAACAACAACGCCATTGCCGCGCTCAACCAGTACGTCGACTGGAAAGAGTCGTACATGGATCCGAGCAAGCTGCAATTGACCGAAGCACGCACGTATCAGGCGCTTGAGATGTCGCGTCTTGCCAACATTCCGCCATACCTAGTCGGCGCACCGACCGGCGGCGGCATGACGTACCAAAACGCATTGCAAGCACGCCAAGACCTGTACCTGTTCGGCGCAAAACCGTACATTGATTGCATCGAGTCAACGCTGTCAATGAACAACGTGACACCGCGCGGTCGCTACATCTACCTTGACGTAGAGTATTACCTGGAGGAAGCAAATAGTGTGCCGGGGTCGGACAACGCTGCACCGACTCCGGCGCAACCCACTCGAGAAATTGAGGACACATGATCAAGCTGACCGCCACCGACACGTTCATCATCGCTGAGGAAGGCGAATCGCCACGCACCATTTCGGGTGTCGCAGTGCCGTGGAATACCGAGGCGACCGTTTCGGATGGCACTCGCGTCATGTTTGAGCGCGGCAGTCTGGCAACCAGCGGCAAGAACCCGAAACTGCTCAAGTATCACGACGATACGGCCCCAGTTGGCGTCGTCACCGGGCGTGTGGATTCCGAAAAGGGCATGCTGTTCACGGCCCGAATCAGTGCCACGTCAGAGGGCAACGACATGCTCGAGCTCATCAAAGATGGTGCCGTGGATGCCGTTTCGGTGGGCGTCAATCCGGTTGACTACAGCTTCAACGACCAGGGCGTCATGGTGATCAGCCGTGGCGACTGGGTAGAGTTGTCGCTAGTCACCGCACCGGCATTCCGCGGTGCTACGATTACAGAGGTTGCAGCGACCGAAGCAAAACCGACAGAGGAGCTACAACCAATGACCGACAAGATCGAGACCGCCGCAGCAGTCGCTGAAGTTCCAGCCGCTGCACCAGCCGCACCAGTGTGGGCTGCAGCCAAGAAAGAGTTCGTCATGCCGACCGCAGGCGAATACATCAGCAAGCTGTGCCAAGGTGGCGCAGTCGCGGCAGAATTCCTCGCCAATCTGAAGGCCGCAGCGCCCGATGTCGTCACGACCGACACGCCTGGTCTGTTGCCGACGCCGATTCTCGGCCCGGTCTACAACAACCTGATCGGTCGTCGCCCTGTCATCGACGCAATCGGTGCTCGCGCAATGCCGGGTGGCGGCAAAGTGTTCTCGCGCCCGAAGGTCACGACGCACACCACGATCGGTGCCAGCAACGGCGAAAACCAGCCGCTTGATGCAGGCACGTTCGTTGTCGCCAAGGAAAACGTCACCAAGTCTGTCTACGGTGGCTACGTCAAGCTGTCCGAAGAGGACATCGACTGGAGCGAACCGCAAGTCTTGAGCGCGCTCATTGACGACATGGCACGCGAGTACGGCAAGCAGACCGAGGATGCAGTCGAAGCTGCTCTCAAGGCTGGCATCACCACGACTCGCGCCGCATTTGACACCACCGACCCGGCATTGTGGGCCGAGTGGATCTACGGCGCATCGCAGACCATCCTCAACGCCAGCACGCACCTGCCGACGCACATGTTCGTGTCGCCATCGTTCTGGGGTGCATTGGGTCAGCTCAGCGACACCGCTGATCGCCCACTGTTCCCACAGGTCGGCCCGATGAACGCATTCGGCAACGTCTCACCTGGCACGCTCAACGCCAACGCCTTCGGCCTCTCGGTCGTCGTGTGCCCGTACGAAAGCGACTTCCTCGCAATCGGCGCGGCAGACGGATTCGAGATCTACGAACAGCAAAAGGGCGCAGTCCAGGTCGAAGCAACCGATGGCTCGCTGTCACGCATCATCAAGTTCCGCGGATACCTCGCAACCTTGATGCTCGACGCCAGCAAGTTCGTTGAAATCGCCTAACACCTAGTTCGCCTCCTCCAAGCGACTACGCCGTGGCGACGTACACCATTACCCACTCCCAGGTACTGGATAACGTCGCCACGGTACAGGTCTTGCAACAACCCGAATTTGAGGTTGGGCAATCTGTCACGATTACCGGGCTGACTGGTTTCAACGGCACGCACGTCATTCGAGCGTTGCCCGAGTATTACTTCACCGGCGTGACCGAGCAAGGTGACTACACCTACGACACGGCGCGCATCATCCCCAATCAAATTCAATTTGCGCTCACGGCAGACAACCAAGAGCGTGCAGCTGCGTCAGGCAGCCTCACGTACTCGGTTACGTGCACGTGGATTGCCCAGGGCGACCTTGAGGATTACCTCGGGTACACGTTTACGAGCCCCAGCGCCGATTACGACATCATGGTCATGGCGGTCGGTGCAGCCAACGCATTCGCATTCCGTAGGCGTCAGGAATCGGGCTATTGGGATTCACCGAGCACCGTGCCGGGGCTCGATGTCAAGCTGGGCACCACGATGTACGCAGCTGTGCTGTACCGCGAGAAGGGCAGTGTCGAGGGCTTAGCGTCGTTTGATCCGCTGGCTGTCGGCGGCCCGGTGGCAGGCAATTTTGGTCAAATCATGCGCCTGCTCGGTGTGAATAAACCGCAGGTCGCCTGATGCCCGACCAGCTGTTCAAAACTGGCTACGACCAGCTCGTAAGCACGCTGCAGGCCATCACAGGGCTAAAAGTGTTTGATGATCCGCGCACACTCAACCCACCGTGCGCCCTGGTCGAGGCACCGACCATTTCGTTGAACACCAACGTCAACGCAGACATGGAATTTCGCATCGTAATTATTGCACCGGGCATCGGAGACAACCGAACGATGGACACGCTGCTCGACACAGCCGACCTGGTGCGCGAAGCCAAAATTGGGCTGACAGCGGCACGCCCAACAACGGTCAGTTATGGCGGCATGGATTACAGCGCCTACGAGCTCACCATACGCACCAAAGTAAGCCCCTAGGGCTACTAGACTGCGGATTGGCTTGCAGCGAGCCTCCACTTCAAGGAGTCACGTCACATGGCAGTTGCAACCACGATTCTCGGCCCAGCACTTTTCTCGGTTGGCGCATCGTCGCCGGGCACCGCGTACACCGACCAGGTGATCAGCGTCAGCGTCGTAAAGAGCCGTGAGGCGCTTGACCAATCGTCGATGGGCGACACCGGGCGCCAGATGGTTGGCGGATTGACCAACGTGGAAGTCACGGCAACCCTGTTGGCAAACAACACGGCTGTCAATGCGTTCGCTGCCCTGGTGGGCACGCGCTGCTACGTGGCTGCTCGCCGCTCGACGGGCGCAATTAGCACGGACAACGTGGAATACCAGGTCACTGGCGCATACCTCGAGTCATGCGATGTGGTCAACGCTTCGGTCGGCGAGCTGCAAGAAGTTGAGCTCACGTTCAGTGGCGGCACGCTCGTCGAAGACACGACGCCATGAAACTAAAAATCACGATGGCGTATGCACAGCCATCGGGGCAAATCGTGACAGAAACTGTCACGACGAATCTTGGCACCGTGTGTGCGTGGGAGACTGCGCACGGCACGAGCAGCAAGAACCTTGTGACACGCGAACGCCTCGATGATTATGGCTGGCTGTTTTGGTACAAGCTGACGAAGCTGGGCAAAGAGAATCGCAGTTGGGCCGAGTTTGAGGATGCGTTGGATGAGCTGATTGAGGTGCAGCCGATACAGGTAAACCCTACGGAAGCGGCAGTTACCGGCGCCAGCTAGCAGACCTGCTGCTCGCCACCGGATTCTGGCCGCCAGACGTACCGTTCGAGTTGGAGGATTTACGCACCGTGCAGTTCCTGTCAGAGAAAGCAAACCGACATGGCCGTTGACACGCAGCTCGAGGTCTACGGCATCAAGAATGCCCTCAAGGAGCTCAACAAGATCGACAAATCATTGCGTCGTGAAATCACCAAGGATTACAAGCAAATTGTCAAGTCTGTGATTGATGATGCCAAATCGGTCATACCGAGCGATGCGCCTCTGTCCGGGTTGAACCGAAAATGGAAAACTAAATCAGGCCATGAGATTATTGGCGAGGGCGGCTGGAAACAGAGCGTGGCACAAAAGCTGCTAGTCGCAAAGATTAGTACGCGGCGTGTTAAAGAGTTCAAAGGCAACACCGTCAATGTCGGCACGTTTCGGCTGGTGTGGTCAGGTATCGCCAACCAGACCTATGACATCGCGGGCCGCAAATCAAGCAACGCGCTTGGTCGTGCCCTGGCTAATCGGTGGGGCAGTGCATCGCGTGTCATGTGGCCCAGCTACGAGAAAAACAAATCGCAGGTCGATGACGAGATGCTGCGATTGTGCGAGCGCGTAATGAACGAAGTCAATCGCAATCTCGTGACCGCACCAAGCAAAGATTCGTAGGATGTCCTAATGGCTGTATCAATACCTATCGTCTCCGAGTTTGATAGCAAAGGCATTAAGTCGGCTATCGCTGAGTTCAAGTCGCTTGAGGGCGCTGGCGCTAAAGCCAAGTTCGCACTGACCAAGGCCGCGGTACCGGCGACCGCTGCCATCGGTGCCCTGGCTGGCATCATCGGGGTGTCTGCCAAGGCCGCAATGGAGGATGCAGCTGCACAGGATCATTTGGCAGGCGTGATGCGTCGCGCCGGTATGGCGACCGATGAACAGATTGCCAAGACCGAGGAATTCATCAGCGCACAGTCAAGGCTGACCGCCACGACCGACGATGAGCTACGCCCGGCTATGGCAACGCTGGTTAATGCGGTAGGTGAAGCCAACTACGCCCAAGAGCTGCTTGTCAAAGCCCAGGACATCGCAGTCTCGACAGGCACCGACCTTGCAACCGTCACCGACGCCATGGCAAAGGCTGCGAACGGCAACATGAAGGCGCTGGGCAACCTTGACCCATACGTCAGGCAGATGATCAAAGGTGGCGCTGAATTTGATGAAGTGATGCAGGCGTTGGAGATTCACACGGGCGCTGCGAGTCAGGCTGCCGAGACTCAGGCAGGCAAGATGAAAAACCTGCAGATTCAATTCGGTGAGGCACAGGAATCGATTGGTGCCGCGTTTCTGCCAGTGCTCACTGCGCTGGTCGAGAAGCTGATACCTGTCGCCACGTGGATGCAAGAAAACACTGACACAGTGCTGATTCTGATGGGCGTGGTGGGCGGCCTTGCCGGTGCGATTCTTGCCATCAACGCGGCAATGAAGGTGTATCAAGCCACGCTCGTAGTCGTCAAGGTCGCCCAGGCGGCGCTCAATTTCGTGATGGCAGCCAACCCGATTGGGGTAGTCGTGCTCGCCATTGCAGCCTTAGTGGCTGCACTGGTCATCGCCTACAAGAAATCCGAGACGTTCCGCAACGCCATTGACGCAATGTTCAGTTTCATTAAGACCGCCATCGAGGGCTCGGTCGAGTTCATCAAGGGCTACCTCAACACCGTGCTCGGGTTCTACAAGAGCATTTTCAACGGCATCGCAAAGCTGTGGAATAGCACTGTCGGCAAGCTGTCATTCAAGGTGCCCGACTGGGTGCCTGGCATCGGCGGCAGAGGGTTCAGCGTGCCCAACATTCCGATGCTTGCCGAGGGTGGCATCGTGACCGGTCCGACCTTGGCGATGATTGGCGAGGCAGGCCCAGAGGCTGTCATTCCGCTAAACCGCGCTAACCAAATGGGCTCGGTAACAATCAACATCAACTCCACCGTTGCCGACGCACGCCTGGGTGACATCATCGTCAATGCGCTGAAACAATACAACCGTCGCAGCGGCCCGATTCAGGTGTCGGTGGCGTAATGCCCGAGCAGGTAGTCCAATCAGGCACCTACACGCTGGAGCTCGACACAGGGTTCCAAGTTGACGCATTCGTGCTCGATGACGCAACCAAAGGCGTGCTGAATAACACCAGCTATGTGCTTGACGGTACGACGCAGTTCGCCGACATCACCGAATTCGTGACCAGAATCGACTACAAACGCGGTCGCGAAAAGATTGACGACCAATTCGGTGCAGGCACCATGAGCTTCACCATGCTCGATCAGACCGGCATCCTCGGGCCCTACGACTCAAGCAGCCCGTACTACGACCCAGCCAACAATCAACCAGGGCTCGCACCAATGCGGCAGGTGAGACTGCTACGCGACACCACAAATCTTTTTACCGGCTATGTGACTGGCTACTCATACGATTTCGCCCTGGCAGGCCCCAACACTGTCGATGTGCAATGCGCCGACGAGTTCTACAAACTGGCACAAACACAGCTTGATGAATACAACGTGACGGCACAAACGTCAGGCCAACGCATCACCAGCGTGCTCGCATTGCCAGAGGTGGATTACACCGGGGCAACCGACATCGATACAGGCACGGTCGATTTAGGGCACGATTCGGCATACACCGTCGAGCAGGGCACCAACACGCTCAGCTACCTGCAGCAAATCAACCAGGCTGAGCAGGGGCGCCTGTTCATCGCAGCCGATGGCGAGCTCGTGTTCCAGCCGCGTATCGGCAACACGCTCAGCGCCCCGATCATCAGTTTCAAAGATGATGGCACTGGAGCCGACTACGAATCGCTGCAAGTCGAATTTGATGCCGACAACGTGGTCAACCGCGCCTACGTCAAAGGCCTCGATGGCAAGGAAGCCACCGACAGCGACGCAGGCAGCATCGCCAAATACTTCACTCAATCACAGTCGATCACCAACAGCCTGCTGCACGTGCAAGGCCAAATTGACGCCCTGGCGGCTTACCTGCTCGAGCCTGAGCCCGAGCCGCGGTACACAGCCCTCAGCACCACGTTCAGCCGCCTGACAAGCCTGCAGCGCGACAGCGTGGCAACCATCGACATAGGCGACACGATCAGCATTGAGAAAGACATCCCAGGGCTGGGTTCGCAAATTGCCAATGAGCTCGCCATTGAGGGCGTCAGCGGCAGCATCACGGTCGATGCCGGGCATCGCATCACGTTCTACACCAGCCCGACCACCATCGTTTACGAGCTGATCCTTGACGATGCCACCTACGGTCAAATGGACTCCACAAACGTATTAGGATGATGTGACCATGGGTGCCAATGCCGTAACGACAGTTCCTAGCTATGTTTCGGGCGAGGTGTTGACCGCTGCCGATTTGAACATCACCAACAGTGGCGTGCCAGTATTCGCAACGACCGTTGAGCGTGACGCGGCGTTTGGTGGCACTGGCGAAAAGACGCTTGCCGAAGGCCAGTTGTGTTACCTCGAATCAACCAACGTGGTGCAGTATTACGACGGTGCGGCATGGGCCACGGTTGGGCCGTCAAGCGCTGGCGGCCTCGTGTTTATTACCGGCGCGGCGTTTACCACGGCAACGAGCGTGTCGTTGCCCAACAGCACGTTCACAAGCACCTACCGCAACTACCGGTTGATGTTGGACATTACGGCGGTCACGTCTGACGCGGATTTCACTATGCGGTTGCGCGCCAGCGGTTCAGACGACACAAACGCGGTGTACAACTCTGCACAACTTGGTTTGGACAGCGGCGGCAGCGCATCAAACGCAACCAACGCAAATAGCACTTCGTGGAATGTGGGTGAAAGCGACGCAACATTCGTTCGTTATTCAATTGTGGCTGACGTAATACGGCCACAAGTTGCGGTAAACACACTCATGGTGGCCCAATACACTTTTGTCGACAAGGCGGCAACGGTAAACGTTTACCGCACGGGCGGATTTATGTTTAACAACGCGACACAGTTTGACAGTCTGACTTTTATTAGTTCGGTCGCGTCGAGCATTACCGGCGTCTACCGCGTGTACGGCTACGCAGACAGTTAGGATTAGATTATGCCACGACCAAACATCCAGATCGGTGACGAGGTGCGCGAGATGACCGCCGACGAATTCGCACAATGGCAGACCGATAACGAAGCGCACGCCGCCGCAGCCGCTGCAGCTGACGCAAAGGCCGCCGCCATTGCATCGGCACGCGCCAAACTGGCCGCGCTGGGCCTCACCGACGCCGAAGTCGCCGCACTACTCGGAGGCTGACGTGAAATGGCAATACATGCTGGAGGATTGGCTCAAGGCATTCGTCGCTGGCTCCGTCGCCGTGCTTATCACAAGCGACTACAACGTCGAAGGCGCGCTAAAAGCAGGGCTAGCAGCCGTGCTGCCGCTGATCTACGCCTGGGCAAACACGAAAGACCATAGGTACGGTCGCAAGTGAAGCTCGTAGTCAAGCCGGTACGGATGCCAGCTGACCTACGCAACATCGAGTGGGGCAAGCTGCCCGACTACCTGCTTACACCAATCAGGCCATACGGCAGGCTGCATCCGCTCGCTGCCCAGGCATGGGAGGCGATGCGCAAGGCCGCGCACCGCGACGGAATCAGACCATTCAAACCAACCAGCACGTTTGACACCTACCGCAGTGTCGAGATACAGGAGCGCGGATTCTTGGCGCGTTACACCACGGCACCAATCCAAAACAGCAAATCGGTACGCACCTACAAAGGGCAGCGCTACTACCTAAAGCCAGGGCTTGCGCCGATGTCCGTGCCCGGTCGCAGTTTTCACAACCTCGGGTTGGCGGTCGATGTGGCTGACGCCAACGGATTGCGGCTGCAGTGGATGCGCGACAACTGCGACAAGTATGGCTTTACTTGGGAGATTCAATCCGAGCCGTGGCACATCCGCTATTTCATGGCAGAATCAATACCGGCAGCAGTCAGAGAATGGATCGACTCGCATGCCAACCGAAATCTACGTAGCACTGATTAGCTCAATCGCCATCATCATCGCAGCCGGGCTACCGGCCTGGCTCATCGAGCGAGCACGCAAAGAAAACACTCAGGATCACGCATACGTTCGCAAGATTCTTACTAGGGTGGAACGCAAGATTGACAACCACTTGGAGGATCATCGCAATGGCGTTACGCGACGAATTGGAACCCAAAAAGGAAAAGTTAGCGACGTTGATTGAGTGGGTCAAAGCCCAACCCAACGCTGACGAATGGCACGAGGTGCTGATGGACTACAGCTACAGCCTCAGATCATTGGCGCAACTATGCCACAAACACGGAGCCCCGGCGGCAGTCACGCAGAACACCGTGCACAGGTACCGCGAGCGCCATGCTTCGTGACGAAGTAGCCAAACTGCAATCCGTCGATCAACTGCGTCAGGCGCTGGTACGCACGCAGCAACAGCTGGTCAAAGCCAAGTTTGCCAAGGATGAGCTGGTCGCGGCAGTCCACCAGGCCGCCAAGGATGCAGCCCTGGCAGTCGAGCCGATACGCATCAAGGCACCGACCAAAGACAAACGCACAGGCAAACCCGAGGTCGCCCTGGTGCATTTGACCGACTGGCAATACGGCAAGAAAACCGTGAGCTACGGCCCGACCACGTGCGCGAAACGCATCGAGCAATTCATTGACAAAACAATCCACATCACTGAGATTCAACGCAAGCATCACCCGGTGCGCGAGGTCGTGGTGCTGCTTGGTGGCGACATGGTGGAGGGCTTGGGCATTTTCCCGGGGCAGGTGTACGAGGTGCACGCACACCTGTACGAGCAGCTGTTTACGGTCGCACAGATCATCACGCAGTCGGTCACGACATTGGCACAGCATTTTGAGAAGGTGCACGTGGTGTGCGAGTACGGCAATCACGGCAGGCTCGGTCGCCCAGGCGAGATGCCAGGCGGTGACAACATCGACCGCATCGCATATGAAATTGCGCGCGAGAAATGCAAGGGCTTGGTGCACAACTGGCAGAGCTCGAGCGACTGGTATCAGATCTACAAGATTGGCGGCTACACGGCCTTGCTCGTGCATGGTGATGAAATCAAGAGCTTTGGTGGCAATACACCGGCATTCGGCATACTGCGTAAAGTCAACGCTTGGGCCGGTGGAGTCATTGAGCCATTCACCGACTGTTACATGGGCCACTGGCACACCCCAATGAGCCTGACCATGGGCAACGGCAACCGCATATTCGTGACCGGCTCCCCAGAGTCACACAATGAATACGCACGCGAATTCGTGGCTGCGACAGGCAAACCCAGCCAACGCCTACATTTCATTGATCCAGCCAAGGGCCGCGTGGCGGCAGAATACGTCGTATGGCTCGACTAGACGCTTACCCCCTGGTGCGAGTCACCTGGCACGACGCCTACACGCTGGGCAACAACGAATGGCGCGACCTAAACGACATCAAG